TCTCTATACTGCTCAGGAATTTCTGCATAATCGTAAGCTATTTTGATTACCTCCTCTCTTTTTTAAATACGGAACGACTGTCCGAGAGTTCTTTTGAATCCTCTACCATCATTAATGTCAAAAAATTCAATAAAGAATCCATTTTCCCACGGTGCATCGATTGCGTTTTCGGATTCGAAGCAAAATTTTACTTTAGCAATGTGGGGCACTTCTTCTCCGTCTATTTTCACAATTGGACAGCTATCACCTTCTGTTATTTTAATAGAGAATTCTTTTACTCGCTTCATTTTCCGTTCACCTCCGCTAATTTCCAAATTTATCAAATATACCGTCTTTCTTTTCTTCTGCCTTAGGCACATACATCTTCATGCGACTATCAACAGTCAAACCTAGTTGAGCCGCACATGATTTAATGTTATTCGTTGCTTTCTCAAGAGTAACAACTAATGGATTCTGAATCCACATGCCTTTATCTTCGCTAAAAACAGAAATACCTATTTCATTTACTTTTTGACTTGCTTCGACATATATACCGTACCATGTACAGTAGTTTTCTAAAACGGCCCTGTCTAAATCACGGACTGGCAAACTTTTTAAATCTTCAACAATACGAGCATATTCAACTTTCGCTGTTTCTCCTAAATGTTTAGGAGGTGTTAATTGTAGCTCAATTAAACCGTCGCCAGCCGATTTTTGGATTTCAACACGTACAGCTTTTTCAGCTTTAGTCAAATGTTTTTTGTTATTCTCAACTACTTTTAACTTTCTTCCCAACTTGACACCTCCTTTACATTAGAATTTTCAGCTTTCAAAAATTCAAAAAGGGAATTTTTCGCACGGAAGAGGGCGGCGTTGTAGAACACGAACGATACCAAGCCCCGATAAAAAAACAAGGGGTATTTCCGAATATTTGTCTCGCCCTGCGCCTACCATAGGTAGAATAGTTCGCTTTTTTTAAGCTATTTTTTACCATAATTCTCACGATTAGCTTTAGCATCGTTGCATGCTTTACAACTCGCTTGAAGATTGTCAAGATCCAATCTTCGATTCCAATCCTTTTTAATTGGAATTATGTGGTCGACCATCGTCGCTTCTCCTCCACACATTTGACAGACACCACCATCACGAAGTAATACCAACTTACTTGTACTTCTCCAGACTGGATCATTGTAGAACCTTGTTATCTTCTTATCATAGTTCCATCTAATCTTGTTATAGTTCTTGTACTCTTCACTTCGACTATCAAAGTCTACTTGCTTTCGCTTTCCACCAACAACAGTAAGCTTCTGTGGTTTCATATTCCTTTTTCCTTTTTGCATAACAAAAGGAGCTACCTTTTAGCCCCCTCGTCATTATTTCATACTACTATGTTAGCATGGCAGATTGTATTTGTGAGTATTACTTTGTACTATTTCAGTATGTTTTAGTATTGATTTAGTATAACGTTCAGGCTTTTTACAGCTTTTGCTTTAATTGTGTAATACTTGTTGCGATTAAGTTCGAGTTTGTCAATAGCTTCGTCAAACGTTTGACAATTGAGATAAGTAGTCAGCAGCACATGACGCTGTGCACTGTCGGGTATTTGCATAATGACGTCAATGATTTCTTCACGCCGTTTGACTAAACGGTCAATCTCTGCCAGCCCGTAATCAGATGCGTCAATGATTGAAACATTCTTATCTGTCTGTGTACGTCTAACACCTCCGCTCACTTTCATGTCAGACCATTGCGGCGACGTGAACAGTGAGCTTCTGGTGTTCTCGATGTCTAATTTTAATTGCTTAATCGTTTTAGGAATTAATCTAAGTTCTTCTAAAATATAATCTGCTTTAGTTTTAATCCTGCTCACGTCTTTTCTCCTTCGATATGTTATAATATAAGTAATTGTTTAATATTGATGAAGTCTTGCGTAAGCAGGACTTTTTTTCTTAGGCAGGCGCACGACCCAAATATTGAATTATTGATAACGAAAGTGACGCCTTACATAATAACAGCCTAGCGATAAACTGCGTTGGATTTTAAAGAAAATAGTCTTAAGGAATACCTCGTTTCTATTTTATTTCGCTATGTTTGCTAGCAAGTAAACCAGATAAAACCTTGCCTGCAGTACTAATTTTTGTAAGAAGAAGTGCTTTAACCACCTCTATTTCCGTTTTTTAATTTCTGGTTTAACAACCGCGCAGGGAGTCGAACCCCACGCAGCCTTTTGCGAAAACGACTGTTCCCAATAGTCTATCCGCGAAATCTTCTGGAAAATCTAAGGCTTTAGAGAATACCTTAGTAATGAGCCATTTCCCATGTATCTAGAATAATTTAGAGTCCTCAGAGCACCGACTAGGGAGTGCTCGTCATAGGCCTGCTTTCTTTTTTTATTTTTCTTCCTAGCCTTATACCCAAGCAAGGATTCGAACCTTGCTAGATACCATTGTGGGTTATCGATTGTTTGTAAAATATCCTAGTAATGCTCCAAATGCCACACTAACTATACAGATTATTATGATTGCATACTTCATTTACTCCCCTTTCCTAATCACAACTTTATCAACGTTTTCATCTTCAAGAAAATGTACTATTACATCTCTCATAACATTAGGATCAGCAATCAGATAGTTATGGTCTCCTTTAGTTATTTTGTAAACTGTAACTTTACTCATTTCATTCTTACCTCAATTTCAAATTCTTTATCCTGAAAAGTTGCTGGGATAACAACGCCTTTCATAGCACCATCTCTAAAATACATTTCAATCATACTTTCAAGAACTGCTTTGCCAATGTCTAGCTGTGGTTCTAATAATTGTTCTTGTAATGTTTCCATATCATTCTCCTAACAAATCAAAGATAAGTTCTCATAAATGTTTCCAATGACCTCAATATCTTTAAGGTCTGTGTAAAACTCCTCTAAATAATCAAAAGATGTTAACATATTACTTCCCCAGTCTACACTAAAACAAGCATAGTCATTATCCCACACCACAGGAACTGTATAACCATCACCATCACAGTCAAAGAACTTAATAATATCCCCTTCGAAGATTTCCTTGCCGTTTTTATCTTTATTTCCTGTTGACTGCATTAGCTTAAATTCTTCATAAGCGTAGAAGCCTGTAACATCTGAAATAAGGTAAACTTCACCATCAATAAATGACATTTCATGGACATCTGTCATTCGTTTCTCTTCTTTGAGCCACACTCTAAATTTTGGTGTCATTTAATTGTCTCCTCTATTCTTAAGAAATACATCGATAATGTGATAAAGCAACCCGCACGCCACTAATCTCGCTCGCTCTTTTTCATCGTACACTACAAACATTGGGAATCCCAGCAGGATCCAAGTCACAAATATCATTCTTCCACCTCTGTTTCATTTAGTTCAGCTAGTTTGTCCCACCTTCCGCCAGCAAGATGGCTAACTTTTTTTATTTCGCTAATTCGCTTTGGTTTTTCTTTGTACTCCCACCACTCACTACCGTCATATTCGTGACGTTCAAACCACCAATCATCACCAGCGATAACTAAATCTTCGGCTACTTCAGGAGCTCCAAAACCTGAATCATAGTCAGATTTCTTGGCGACTTTTTCAAAATTTTCTTTTGTAATTCCAAAATTTGAGCCTTGAACATATTTGACATCTTTAAATGTTTTTCCGTAAGTCGCTAACTCTCTTAATGTTTCTTCCCATAAATTAGTCATTTTCCACCTCTTTCGCAAACTGCCACGCCCAATCAAAATCTTGCTTTATTTCAGCTTCAGTTAGTTTTGTGTTGATTGCATTATTTAGACCAAATATGAAAGTCCCAATCATAATCCTACCGTCTACTTTGCACAAGCCGTATCTATTGCTTTCGCCATTCGGATTCGGTAGTTCTACTCTGTACAATTTCTCTTTCTCAACCTCATAGCCGAAAAGCCACGCTTTCGCAAATGTTTCTTGGTTTTGTGTTGCCCATTTAGAAGCATCCAATGATTTCACTTTCTTATCATTGCAGATAGCTAAACCAAATTCATCTATTGACCTAATTCCTCCAAGCAAAGTTACACTGTTTCTTTTGCACCACTCTATCCAATCAGCCACATATTGCGGAACCACAGGTCTTTCTGGCGCATCAATTTCTCTAATAACCGGTATTGAATTGTTTAAACCATCTCGAAAACCTCTATTGTATTCTTTTTCAACTTTGAAATACTCAGTTCTTCTTTTGATTTTTTCAATCGCTTCTTGTTTATTCATCTTCCACCTCTTCCTCTCTATACCAATAAACTAAATCTGCTAAGTACTCATAACCATCCTCATTCAACATATTCCAATCAACATCTTGTTTTGACAGCCAATCAGAGAAATTTAAATAGTTGTCAATCTCAAGCTCAAGATAATCACCCCAACTCCAAAAGTAGCCATCAATTTTCACACGATCACCATATGGATTTTCAAAAACCAAGACAGGATTGTTGCAAAACCTTGAACCGAAGCACAATTCACATGTCCCAATTGTTTCAGTGCGCGCTTCAGATAAATCTACGTCTACTAATTTAATTCCTTTCATCTCTTATCCCTCCATCAATTTCTTCATCCGTTTAATAGTCACATCGTCTGGCAATGCCGCTAAATCCAATAACCTCTTTGCTTCATTTCTTGTGACATGCAGCATCTCTGCAATTTTAATGTAACTTCTCAAATGTCTGGTCTTAGTCCAATTAACGAAATCCTCTAGCACGTCCAACGGCGTTTCCTCATGATGTTCGTACCAAATCACACAATGTTTAGTTGCTAAATTATTCATATACTTACTTCTCATCTCTCACTATCCTCAATGCTTCTTCTGGACTTCTAGCCACTCCCACTAACGCTCCAAAGCTTCTCATTGTTTCCAAAAATTGTTTCTGTTCAGGTCTCACACGACCTGTTTCGTTTTTTACTTCGATGAAAAATATTTGCCCATCCTTTCGAAAACCAAACAAATCTGAAAAACCTTTTGGCAAACCAGTGTCAAAGAAACGCCCGTCCGCCATTCTGACTTTACCAACATTCGCCCGAAACACTCTGTGTCCTGCTTGTGATAAAGCCACGCGGATTTTACTTTGAATTAATGATTCTGTTGTCATAAACCACCTTTCTAAGCTTTTGTTACTAATGCAGTTACATCAACAAGTAACAGCCAAACACCTTGATATACAAGGGTTTGAGCGTTTACCGTTACTTGTTTCGGCATTTTTCGCTTTTCTCTCTATATATATTTATTTACTTTATTTTTTATTAATATTAGAAAATAAAGGTTACAAGTAACAAGAATAGTAAAAACCCTTATGCCCCAAGGGGTTTCGTTGTTACTGGTACAGGTAACAGGCCGGTAACATCACTCTTTGCAGTAACATTTGAAAACTTTTTGAGGGTCTTTGTCGTTGTTCCAAGGGAAAGTATTGTAATAAGTCGGTGCATCTTCGTCTGGGAAGAATTTGCCTTTTACCCGAGAACTTTTTAAAATCCAATCATCAGAAATATTACTAGCTAACTCTTTTTCAAACGTTGTTTTCTTTAAGGCTGTATAGCCGTTTTCTTTGCACCATTCTTTATATAGCCACCACAAGAAACGTGTGGGCAGTGCTGTAGATTCGAAATTATCAAACCATTCTTCAACAAAAGCGAGAACAGTGTTATTGTCTTTTTTGAATACTTTCATTTGTTCTTCAGTTGCTTTTGGTTCGCTAAATCTATCAAAATTAAGATTAATGGCTTTCCAAAGAACATATTCAAGTACTTCTGGGCGTTTAATATAATCATCTTTAATCGACCAATTATCATCTTTAGCACTAAACGTCTTCAAGAATGGAATGATGATAATACGTCTGTATGTACCGTTTGATTTATTTTTGAAAGACGGCATGCCATTCGTTGATTGAATGACTGTTTTCTTGAATACAGCCATATAAGGATTTTCACCTTTCTTTTCAACAGAAACTGGTTCACCAGTCACCACGCTGTTAAAGTTTGACGATTCATCAACGTAAATACCTGCTTGAACATCATCGCCGATAATCACTGTTTTACCTTCGATAATCGCTAAACCAAATCGCTCTGCAAATTGGTTTAATTTTAAAGGTGCAATGTTACTGCTCCCGATTAGATTAGTAATTAACTGTTGGTAGGTCCCTTTACCATCGTTACCGTTACCGACCAACCAAATAGATTTTCGATAGCTATAATTGCCGTTTAATGACGCTGAAATCACTTGCCACAATAAATTTACAAGATCTTCATCGCCACTCATTAAATCCAAGAGCCATGACTCCACGTCCCAACCGTCAAAGGCGGGGAGCGGGGCGTCTGGAACTATCTTGGTTTCAATGGTGCTGAAATTAATAAATTTATAATCAAATGGTAGCAATTTGCGTTTTTGTCTGTCGTAAATGCCGTTTTTAACAAGAATGAACCGTCTGACGTCTCTGTATTCTGGTTCAAAATCGCAGTACATAGATTGATATTCATGCTCACGGTCGATATTTGCTAACATAAATAGCACGTTACGACATCTAGTTTCATTGAATGTTGGTTGTAAGAGGTGAATAATTTTGTAAGCGAATTTAGGGTCTTTGTGGTAGTAACCCTTATCGGGGTCGTAGATAGCTACTCGACCGTTTGGCAACGTAACGACGTGACAAAGTTTATCAATTCCCTGCGCGACTGCTAACTCGCTTAGGTTTTTGATTTTCCATTTATCGCTATCGGTTTCTGGAGCGTTGGCGTTTTCCAACCACTCGTTACGATAAGCAATACATTTATTTTTTAACGCTTTCCAACTCGTTGGTTTGCTCGGTTTAAAACCGTCACTTTCAACTTCTTTAAATTTCTCGCGGTAGTAGTCAAAATCAATTACCACGCCTTCTCACCTCCTTATCTAACATACTCTTAAATGTTCGTTCAAATTCACTTTCTGGCAACGGGTCTGCTGTGTTGTGGTTTGCCATTCTCGCTAATTCATAAGTGGCTTGTATATCAACATTTCTTAATAGCAGACCACCGACAAATTCAGCAAGCGCATTATTACGTCCACCATTATCACCAAAACCAAAGACGATTTGTTCGAACAATTTAGCTGTTTTGTTACTTCCTTGATAGCCATTATCCGCAAAACTCGAAAAGTCATACGACGGCATATCAGGTTTTAAATCTTTCAAAACTTTCACTAACTCGTAAGGAGCTTCAGCCATTTCACCGTTTTCTGGCGAGTGAACCATATCCCACTTGTATTGCCCATTAGAGGTATTTGACGGAGCGACTAACACATAATTGTTAACATGTGCTTTTAAATCCACACCCTCAATAAAACCAATATTTTGAGAAATACTAATATCATCACGTTTTTTTAAGAATATGTGACGTCCACCGCTAGGCGTGGTTGCCTGCAAGGTTTTAGGTATCAACCTTGCGTGCTCCCAGTGCCTTAAACTCTCTAATCCGTTAACATCACCGTGCATATCTACATCAATGACGAAGAATGTGTCTGTCCTAACAGCAATGTTAGCGTCTGGATAATCTCGCCACCAACGCCTAATTGTAATTTCGTCGGCTGGTGGCTTATCCGCAAAACTTACAAGCGGTTTCTTACTATCTGGTGAGATAGGAATGACTGAAAATCCATTACGCTGATAGTGAAGCGCATAATCCACCATTTGCATAATTAACCTATTATAGTGTAGTCGAAACCAGGGATGCTTTTGTTTTGGTTCAATCTATTACTCACATAACCTTTGTTAAAACCAAGAAACAAGCTTGCTTGTGATAAACTTGTGAAATTATGGGCTTCCCTGTTTGATTTGTTAATTAATTGAATTTTACGATGTTGACTATTTAAATCATTCACTATTGCGTGTTTAATGTTTTCTGAACGGGTAACCCATTCTAGATTTTTAATTGAATTATTTAAGGGGTTACCATCAATGTGGTTCACTTCCGGTTTATTTTCAGGATTGTCAACAAAAGCTGAAGCAACTAACCTCGAAACTAATTTTGTCTCATGTTTTCCATCTTTCCAAAGCTCAACTCTTGCGTCACAATGAATACTGCGACAACGTTTTTCGTATTTAGGTTTCATTTTGCGACGTTTCCAAACACGCTTTTGCTTATTACCATTTAAGATTCTGTAAGTGGTTTTCCCTTCACAAGTCCAGATAGACCCGTCTGAACACGCTTCATATAAGCCTTCGTAACCTGGTATTTCTTTAAATATTTTCATATAAAACCTCGTGCAATCAAAATGGCAGACTTGATTCGTCAAAATCGTTAACTGGTGCTTGCATACCTGAAAGTTCTGATTTCTCGATACGCTTAACATTCAAATTCTCGTATGTTTTACCGTTGTATTCAGATGTTTCGTTTTTGACAGTTACTTTAAGCGGTTTACCAACCAACATATTTAAATAGTCATCAAGACTGTTGAACTTAGTTCCATCTGGAATACCAGATTGCTTAGCGAGATTCATTACTTGTCCGACTGGGTATTTCTTAGTTTCTTTATTGATCCAGATTTTGTGAAAAATACGATTGTTTTTAAAAGGCTGGTTGAAATCTTCACGGATTTTAAATTGGATATCTAAGAAATCTGTCCCGCCTTGACTGGCGTTTTGAACAGCTTTGTCAATTAAAATCTCGTATGTTCCGTCTGTTACTTTTGCAAATTCTTGTGCTTTAGAGTAATCAATTTCAAATACTGACATGTTTTTTTACCTCAAAATTCCTATTTTTTTAGCCATGTACCAAACCCAGCCATTCTTGTAGCCGTGCTGGTCACGATATTCCTTAAGTTCATCCATGTTTCGGCACATATCTGCTGTGGTATATGTTTCGACACGTTTTTTTATTTTTTGCTGTTTTTGTTCATTGATTTCAGCGAGTTCAGCTTCTCGCATGATTTCTAATTCTTTTGCCGTTGGTTTGTTTTCAAGGCCACATTCGGGACAGATGCGTTCTTTCGACCAAAATGTCGCAAAACACCGCTCGCACGTTCTGACAGTTGGCTCGCCAATCTTTGCGGTTTGTTTTTTCTTGATCACGCCTTGCAACGACCATTCACGGTCTTGGTTAGGTAAACCAAAACGTTCAACATTTCCGACGTGGTCGATAATGATTGCTGTTTTGCCGTCACGAGGATTTAAAGCTCGCATAGCAAATTGTAAGTAAAGCGACAGCGACTGCGTTGGTCTTAACATGATACAAACATCAACGTTTGGTAAGTCAATGCCTTCGGTGAATAATTCACAGTTAACCATGATTTTTAAATCACCGTTTCTAAACGCTCGCATTGCCGTCTCACGTTCTTCTTTTGGCGTTTTACCGCTAACCGCCATAGAATTATAGCCAGCTTTATTAAACACTTTAGAGACGTTCTCAGAAGCTTCTACGCTATGCGTGTAAACAATAGCTTGTTTCCCTTTAGCTAACTTTTCATAATGCTTGATAACATCACCATAAATGACTGTTTTCATGGTTTCATCTACTGATTGCTTCGTAAATTCTCCGGCTCGTTTTTTAAGACTAGCAATGTCAATCATGAGTGGTGCATAATACTTAAATGGTGCGATTCTTCCGTGCTCTTGTAACCACTTGACAGATTTACCTAAAATAATATCTTCCGCAATATCATCAAAACCCGAACCATCTAAACGAATTGGTGTACCAGTAAAAAGTAACTTATAAGCGTTTGGAAAGTAATCAATAATTTTCTTGTAACTAGTTGCTTTACTATGATGAGCTTCGTCAATCAATATGATTGTCGGTTCATCAAGCTTATCTAGTTTTCTAACTAGCGATTGAACACCGCCAATGGTTACTAAATTCATGTTTACTTCGTTATTTTCGAACGTCTTATAAACCTGTTCATTAATTTCTTTTCGGTGGCTGAAGAATAATACTTTATTATTTTTATCAGTCGCCCCTTTGGCGATATGCGCCATTACGACTGTTTTCCCAGACCGTGGCGGGCTTTGGACGATAATCGAATGATTACCGTCAAGCATCGATTGCTTGACACCATTGACGAGCTCTTCTTGGTAGTCTCTAAGCTTCAAACTCAAACACTTCCTCGATAGAGCAGACCGTGCGTTTATCTAAACGGTTCTTAGCATAAGTGCCTTCTGAACCTTCTAAAACAACCCCACGACCGCCCGTTTTCTCATTGACAATGATTCGTCCGACGACGTCTGTAAGCCCTAATAACTGACTTAAAACACTATTTCTGATTTGCGGAACATACTGCGTGATAATTTGCCCTGTTTCCAAATTTAAATCGTGTGTATCTTCCCAAGCTGTCACGTAAATGTTGATTGGTTTACTGTAAATCGCTGTTAGCACTCGTAAGAAATAGTTCGTCCATTGCGAATAATGTTGCAATTCGTTGCTGATACCATTTTTTGATTTTCGTCCTTGTTCAATAAACCAATCCGATTGAAAGCTTGAAATATTATCAATGACTAAATTGTCATATTCTGAAAGAATTTCATCGACTTCTTTCAAGAAGTTAGTCATGCACTCCGTCGGATGTTTTCTATCAAATTCTACGACGTCAATATTTTCACTACCCGCCAAAACACGTTGCGAGTTATCAAGTGATAATACTATCGTTTTACCTTTTAATTGTTTAATTAATGTTGTCTTACCAAGGCCAGGTTTCCCATAAATGAGGATACGCCAGTTTCTGGTAAGTTCGATATTGCTTGCGTTAGTAATCTTCACGTTCCCACTCCTCAAACTCATTTCCGATCAAACCAACCCATTCAACAAGAATAGTAGCGACATCTTCTAGACCAAGTTGATAACCAACGATTTTATGGCTCCAACAATGCTTATTCAATTCAATTTCATGGTTTAACCAATCTGTAGCATTATAGCTAATACCGTCAAAATACTGTTTTACGAAAATCATTTACTATATTCCTCCTCTACCAGTTCTGTTAGCACTGTTTCAAAATCACTAAAGTTTTTAACTTGCCTTTGTCTTTCAGCAAATAGTGCTTCCGTTGGAATATTATCGAAAATTGGTTGCCAACGTTCGATAATCTCTTGCATAGCTTCGTTGACCTCTTTTTCGATTTCCTTTGCAAATTCACCATTTTTAATTTGCATAGTTTCGTTACTGACACCACCGTATTTTTCAAAAACTTCTGGTGCTAAAATCAATTTTTTGCGTTTATTAACATAAATTCTCAATCGTACGCCCTCACTTTCCATAATTGATAAATCTGTTCACTTTCACAATGTGGACATTCAAGCGGCGGGTAACTATCAATAATTTCCCAACGCTCACCACAATCCAAGCAGCGGTATTCGTATGTGTACATTATTAATCTTCTTCCTCTCTTTCGCCCCAGCACCCGTGCCAGCCATCTGTGTCAAAGCCGATTACCATGATTTCATCTGTGTCAAAATATTCATTTTCCATTTAGCACCTCTTAAATCGCGTCATCTGGTAAACTGTGCATGCGATTGTATGCTATTTGATTTTCTTCCCACGGGAAACGTTTTGAATACCCCCGCTTTGGTTCTTCTTTCTTTCTCGCTCTCTTGCCGATAAATGGCAATGTTAGCACGTATAGCAGTGCTGCTAAGCTAAAGCAGATAATAAATAAATCCATGTTTACAACTCCTTGATTCTTTTTAGATATTTTTCAACTTCTTTTTCAGTTAGATAACCTAAAATACCGTCATCATCGTCATCGAAAATTAATTTTCTGCAGCAAATGTCCCAATTATCAACATTCCCTTTGATTACAGCCATTTCAAGCCCGTACGAAAATGAATGGTTTATTACGCTTGCACCGTAGCCATTTTCGAATAAGTAAATCTTTTGATGACCGTCATACAACGGACGTTCTAAAACTAAATACTCATCCATGTTTCCCTTCCTTTCTAAGCCTTGTCCAGAAGCTTTTAAATTTGATTTTCAAGCCATTTCTTAATAGCTCGTTTTGACCAGCGTTTGGCTGGCAATTCTTTTGGGAAACCGTCTGAATAGCGGTAAAGTTGAAACGTGTCGTATTTAATTCCCAAAAAGTCACACGTCGTTGTTACGTCCATCAATTCTGGAAAACCGTCGTCCCGTTCGATTTCCAAAAGCTTGTTTAATGTTTCCTTGATTATGCCCTTTAGCCAATCAGAGAATTGTTGCATTACACTATCCATGTTGTTTCCTTTCTGGTATAATGTAAGTAAGTTTTTGTGAAAGTCACTGATTTTTCAGTGGCTTTTTTTGTATCCAAAATAGATACACCGTCCTTTCTAAATTTCTTTATCATATGACGTTGAAATTTCAAGCTCAATTGCATTAAGTCGTTGAATTGCTTTTTGTAATTCTTCGGCTTTTTTTTAGCACTACTTCTGTTGCTGTTATAAACTCAGCTAGATTTGTAATTTCTACGTTAAGTTTCATGTGTTATCCTTTCTAAATTCATCTAAGCTAACGTCTAAAGCATCAGCGATTTTGACCATATTTCGAAATGAGATTTTACTATTCCGAATGTTTTGGATTGTGTTTTTACTAATTCCTGCTTTTTCCGCAAGTTCTTTTTTTGTCATTCCTTTTTCAATCAAAATATGATTTAATTTTTTCCACATATCTTCACCAAACCACAATATGTTGTATCTGTTTTTAATTTTACTCACTACATCTTGTGATTAATTCTACTTTCTGCTATAATATAGATATGACAATCAGGTAAAAAACTTTAACTACCAAACCAAGCGATTTCCTGAGAGTTAAGTTTTACAGAAAGGAGGCAACGGCGTGTCTGAACAAGTTCATGTTAATATCGACACCTCTAACTTTGAGGTAGATTTTAATGAAATCAAAAAGGAAATTATCGATTTTCGTCCTGGATACTCCAAAACTAAAACAACTTATCCAAACGGATTTTGGTTTGTTGCAGAGCTAGATAGCGGAACTGCAAGTATTGAGATTAATCCAGAATGGCTCTTGATTAAAAAATCTGATGGGACTCTAGTGCCCCAGAAAAAGTAATCTTTTTCGCAGTGATTTTAACCATGTTAGAACCAATTTTTAACTTAGCAATCTCTTCATGAGGTTGCTTTTTATTTCCACTATACGGATAACGCTTTGGTTTCATGTTTGCTCCTTTCTAACCTGCTGATAAATGTTTGTTAAAATTCTGTTTTAAAACGAATTTTTTGCCTAAAAAAATAAAATCTTTATTAACGCCATAATAATTAGCTAGTTTTTCTAATAAACTCAAAGGAATATCTGTACTATCATTTTCGTATTTAAGAAGTGTTTGTTGATGAATACCTAATTCCTCAGCTACTTCTTTAGCTGTTAAACTATAGTTTGTGCGTAAAGCACGTAACGTCATTTTTTGCATATTCTCACCCCTTTCTAAAATGGTATAATGGAAATAAAAATGATTGGAGAATAAATTATGTATGTAGAAGTACAACCAACCGAGTATTTTAAGCAATCAGTTGAAGTTAAAGATACTTGTAAAATTTGCAACAACATTACCAGTCCGATTGTGATACATAACACAACTAAGAAAACTGACAACAATCACTATCACCTTGCTTTAATGCGTTTTTGTTCGCAATGTAAGCATTATTTTATTGACGAATTCAACGTGGAAACCATGAGCGTTTTTGGGCGTGAATCCATTGAAAATATAACGTTACAAGATGTTAAGCCTGAGCTTCCTAGCGATATTCCTATCAGTGATAATCTTGCAGCTATATCGCCTATCGGCAAAGAAATCTACTTGCAATCTCTAAAAGCAGAACAAGAAAAACTTGACCACATTGCAGGAATCGGCTTTCGAAAAGCGTTAGAATTTTTTGTAAAAGATTTTGTCATTGCAACAAATCCTAAAGACAAATCAAAAGTTGAAAAAATGCTACTTAAACAGGTTATTGATAAATACATAAAAGATGATACTCTTCAAACTTTCGCAACTGCTTCAACATTCATCGGAAACGATGAAACGCATTATGTTAGAAAACATAGCGATAAAGACTTACAAGATTTAAAAAGATATCTTCATGGATTCCTACACTACATTGAAATGCAACTTAATTTTCTTGATGCTCAAGAACTCGTGAATCGTCCAAAGAAATCTTAGAATCAATTTCATCGATTTTCTCTGCAATATAGGTCACAGTCCTCAGTATTTCGTTGAGGGCTGTTTTTTCTAGTTCGTTCATATCCTCACCTCCTGTTTTTGTTAAGGTCTCTCTCAACCTTACGAGTATATTATAATCCGTTTTAAAACGAATGTCAATGCTTAAAACGAAAAAAAACGAATTTTTTTCGTTTTTTTATTTACAAATCCGAAAAAAATCGGTATTATATAAGTACAAAAATCAAAAGGAGGAAAACTGAATGGCTAGAGGAAGAGGAAAAGCTACTCCTCAAGAAAAAGAAGCAATGGAATTTGTTTCTACTAAAATACGACAGCTATTAGATGAAAATAATTTAAAACAATCTCATCTTGCTGATAAATTAGATATTCCACGAAGTAGTTTTAACGAATATGTTAGAGGAAACGCTCTACCTCGTCCGGGGAATGTCCAAAAAATCGCTGATTATTTTGGTCTTTTAAAATCTGACATTGACCCTCGTTTTAAAACTGAAAAACAGGAAGATATTGATGACTCTTTAATTTCTCAAATCAATAATAAAGTTGCTAGATTACACAAAGCACGTCAAAAGAAAGTTTTGGCTTATACTGATAAGCAACTAAAAGAACAAGAATTAGAAGTAAACAATCAGAATACAATTAACGAACCTCAAACTATATATTATACCTATAACTACTACGACCAAGCGTTATCGGCTGGTACAGGACAATATTTAAATGATGTACAAGTTGAACAGATTGAATTGCCGATAGATGTAGATGCAGACTTTGTTGTTCCTATTTACGGCGATTCAATGGAGCCAGAATATCACTCTGGTGACTACGTATTTGTAAAGTTGTCTGTGGAACTTTCAAACGGTGATATCGGAGTATTCGAATATTACGGCGACGCTTACATTAAAGAACTAGTTATTAATGATTCTGGAGCATATCTACACAGTTTAAATTCTAAATATGATGACATACTAGTTGATATCGATAGCGATTTTAGGATTATCGGCAAGGTCGTTGGAAGATATTCTGAAAAATAAAAAAACTTTTATTGAACAAGGGAAAGAAAATGAAAAAGAAAACTATTTTTAAACAACCACTTTTTTGGACGCAGCTAGTGTCTGTTGTTGCTATTTTATTTTTAATTTTTAAAGTTATAGCGTATTCAAATGAAAACGCTAAATTACAAAAAACAATAGATAAAGATAGAAATTTAAGCAGCAAAGCATTTGCTTATGTAAGGCAAATGAATGCAGGGACAAACTTTTATGATTCATTGATTGATTTCACGACAACACAAGATACTAGTTCAAGTGACTTTAAAGAATATATCAATTATTCTAACGATAGCGTCGGCGTTGATATTGCAGCATTGTACGCCAAGAAAAACAATAGTAATCTTATAGCAACGGGTATAGATACTTCAAAAAATGACGTTTTTTTGGTAGGTGTTGATATAGTAAATACAAGTAATACCCCTGCCACAGTTAACCCTAAAGAGTTCTTTTTAAAATCTGGTGATGACTATTTAAAATTTGATTCAACATTCTTTACAGGCGAAACCTACACTGACGGAACTGTTCTTATTCCCGCCGGAGAAACTAAAACATTTGTAAATTTCTATGGCGGCGATAAAGATAAAAAATATGATGAAAAAGAATTAAAAGTCCAATACGGAAAACAATTTTGGAAATAAAAACAAAAAATCCCTCACACTCTCCATCGCCAAATTTTGAGTGTAAGGGTTAGATGATAAGTACGAAAAAACAACTTAATTGATTACTTAAAAAATTGAAAATGGAAAAATCCAGGTTCGTTGCTTTCCGCTTATTTAATTTTATCAAAAAAGGTGGTGATGTCAAGAATTTCTCTAAGTTGAAAAGCCTTGTCCAGAAGCTAAATTTTTAACAAGGAGAAAAAAATGAAATACAATAAGACAAAATATCCAAATATATATACATATGAAACTAAAAAAGGCAAACGCTACTACGTTCGCCGAAACTTTAAATTAAACGGCAAAAAGAAAGAAGCTACTGCTAGCAACTTAAAGACACTTGCCGAGGCTAGACACGCGCTTGCAGAAATCGAAAACAAAATAGCAAATAACGAGTATGACCCGAAGAAAAACATGACGGTCAACGATTATTGGGAAATATACAGCGAGAACCGTATTAAAACGGGTCGATGGGCGCCAGACACGATTAGAAACAAAAACAACCTCTTTAAAGTACACTTTGAGAAAAGATATGGTCAAACTAGATTAGTTGACATTAATAGACAAGAGTATGAAGTTTTTATAGCAAAAATGCTTAAAAAATACTCACGAACAACTGTCGTTCAAACAAGTGCCATTCTTGAAGCAATGCTTACAGATGCGGAGGTCAATGGTTACATCGATAAAAACCCTATTCTAAAAATTTATGTAGGTGACAGCAGTATTAATCAGAGAGATAAACGATTATCTGTCGAAAAATTTCAAAATTGGGATAGATGTGCAAAAAAGGTGCTAAGTACTTATGATTACACGATGGTTAGACTTACTTATTTTGGACTACGTGTCAGCGAAGTTTTGGGGATCAAATTTAGCTCATTGAAGCTAGTAGAGGGTCGCTATCGTATCTTTTTGAACGAAAGCCGTACAAAAGGACGTCCAAGTGGCGGAAAAATGAAAACTAAACAATCTGAACGATATGTGTTTGTTGATCAGGAAACCACGGCTTTGTTAGATTTAGCCATCGAGGAAACCAAGCGCATCGCTAAAAAAGCTGGCATTATACTAAACAAGGAAAGCTTTCTTTTTATCGATGATGGTTCAAAGTGCAAAAGGCTATTTGGAAAACCAGTCGTGTACACGCGCATTAGCGTCGTTTTTCAAAAGGTCAGTAAAGCAATCGGTATTCACGTTTCACCCCACATGATGCGCCACTTCTTCGCTACACAAGGTCAAATCGCTGGTGTACCAGTTGAACATATGGCAGCTGCGTTAGGCCATTCAACGTCTTATATGACTCAAAAATACACACACATTCAAGACGAAGTCGCAAGTGAAGTTACTGATTCATTCTTGCGAGCAATTAGGTAAAAAATCCCCGTCTTATTCCCCGCCACTATACCTAATCATACCTAAAAATACCGATTATTTTTTGAAAGTTATAATTTAAAATGCTATAAAACAGTAGTTAAAATGCGGTTAAATCCGTTATGGAAAAACGATAAATTTTATAACATAAAATATTCTCACGCTCTACTACGCGCTTTCTAGCACTCGTCCCCGCCTATTCCCCGCCTTAAGCTTTTATGGACAAGGCTTTTTTATTGCACTAAAAAACACCCGAAAAAATCGGGTGTAACTTGTAAGATAAAAAAAGTACCTCAAAAGAGGTACTTATAGTATAACATATATTTTTAGATAAGTTCAAGTGCAAGTTTTTCGAGTTCTGGTTCAAGTTCTGGGAATGTTGTATTAAGTTCTTTGATGCCGTTAGCCCAAATCATGATGTTTTGAACTAAATCATCTTGCGCTTGATAAAGACCTTCGCTGTAACCTTTTTCAAGTTCTTTGTTAAGTTTGCGGTATTCCAAATATTCCACGATTGTTTCAGCTGGTACAGCTACGACTTTGTTGTTAACTTTGATTGATTTCATTTTAAATACCTCTTTTGTTCTTTATTTATCTTACAAATATATTATAGCGTATATTTAAATATACGTCAAGTATTTTTTAAAGAATTTGGTTAAATTTTTTCATCTCGTTAATAACTTGATCAACAGGCATTTTTTGAACAACTTCATCTTCATTTTCAACTTCATCAAGTGAATAATAATAATCGACGATTGGTGCGCATTCCAGTAGTTCGTTCCAATCACCTCGAACGATGTACATATATTCGTCGAAAAGTCCTTCTGCTTTATCAGCTAGAACTTCGCTTAATAAATCGCTGTAATCATAGCTAAAAGTATAGCTCCCGCTGTCAATCCATTTCTGGATCGCCATAATATTTTTTAATGTTATATTCTCGACTTTAGCTTCTCCTTTTCTGATTTTTCCTATTGTCATTCTAGACATACCAGTTTCCGCTTCTAGCATATAGGCTGGTATTGCTTTGTTTGTTAAAACGTGTTCAATTCGCGATGTGTTGATAATCATTTTATTTCTCCTCATTAAATAAAAGCGGTCACTATGACCGCTAAATTAATCTTCTACTTCTTCAAATTCTTGGTAATAAGCCATACCGTCAATGCCACGGATAACTTGTTCAAATTGATTGTCAGTTAGTTTACTGAAGATTTCTTCGTGCCAATCAATGTCATCAAGTTGTTTTTCAAAATTTGCCATTTTTTCATCGTCGTCTTCTTCGATGGCTTCTTGATATTCATCGCGAAGTTTTTCAAGTTTTTCTGAATAGAAGCAAAGTTCATTGTAAGCTTGGCTATCAATATTCCAATATCCATCGCAAATACCTTTGTCTACCATTGTTTCTAGTAAGTCTTCGTAGTCATTTGCGATGATTTCTTTTTCCCAAGCGCCGTTTGTTGATTTTCCATTCCATTTAATCATGATAGTTGCCTCTTTCGTCTTTCTTTATCTTACAAATATATTATAACGTATATTTAAATATACGTCAACGCTTTTCTACAAATATTTTTGTATTTTTTTAATTTTACTGCGCATAAAAAAGAGCCAGCTTGCGCTGACTCTTCTATATCACAAATTTAAAACAATCAACTAAATGAGCCTTCGCTCTGCTTCAAATATATGCAACTTATTAGCTGATAGTCGTCTTAGGTCTGAGCTATGAAGAGCTACCTCACAACTTCCTAAGAGGTTCAATGACTAGGAAGGAATGGTTACCTCCAACATTCAGAATCATAAGTATGTAACAATATATCCAATATATCCAATTTATCACTTGCGCTTTTGGTTACAGGAACTTTGACAACTTTAAAAAAACGTATTTACATCGCTTTGAACAGCAAAAAAGCGAGAACATCATTTGTTCTCGCTAGAGCTTAACTTTGCCACCCACTACAGTTGACAAAGAGCCACAAAAAAGGGACTGCACACTCTTCTTTTTAATATTTTCTTTTACATATATTGTTCTACATGTTCAATTTCTTTTTGTAGTTCTTTTTCATCGTACTTTTCATACTTACCAGCTTCGTGTACAATCTTTTTAATTTCATGCATGGCTTTTTTCTCAACAAGCCATTTTCTCATACTATGTTTTTTTGCATCTTCATTTAGAGAATCTAATTCTTCTAAATTTGAATCCAGTTTGTTCAAAACATCTGCAATTTTTACTAATGCTTTTGCTTCTTTTTCTTCATAGTTTGACATAATAGATACACTCCTTAAGTATTTGATGCCTTAAGTCTACTCCTCTATTATTTTATTTGCAAATAAAAAGCTCTATAATTTCTTAGTAGGATTTTACCCACTACAGAAATTATAGAGCTAGCATACGTTAGTCAGCCGATAATTATGGTAAAGCGTCTTTAAGGTTTTCTACTATTATATAGAATCAAAATAGACATAAACTCTATAAAATACGGTTATATAAGACCCAAACAATAGCAGGATTAATTGATGAAACAACATAAGTTTTAAACTTATGCCCCAAAAATGCCCCCAAAAAGAAAAATAAGTCATTTGGGACAAGTTTGTTTTGCCATTATAACCACAATTTGCAAATAAGTCCGTTTTAACGGCAATAAAAAAGGACTAGCTCACGCTAGTCCTGCAAATAAGTCCTGCTGTATTTAGTTTAACGTGCACTCGCCAGCCCACACATTGCCTATCTAGTAAGACCTTTACACTCTTACAGCAGCTATTATACCATAAACGTGTATGACTGCCAATTTTGTTGACGTCAACAAAATTAAAACACCCTAGCTTGCGCTAGGGTATTAATGTTTATACAAATCAAATGTTGTATCAATAGCCAATATATAAAATGTCTTATCTATCATCTTTCCAATTACTCTGCCTTGATTTTTTAAGCGAAACACAAAAAATTTATCAGTGCAATAGTCATCTCGTCTCTCCTTGAATTCAAGGGGTATGGTGAATTTTTTTAATGCATGGGAGCTAAGTGTCTCAATTCCTTGCTCCTTCCTAAGAGCCAACACTTGAACCCAGTCCATAGAAGATAAATAATAAATTTTTTCTAGTAAAAGCGTATGGATTAAATTATTATTTTCTAAATTATATTTCTCGTGTTTAGTAATAAATGAAAAATTAAATTGAACATATTCTGGTTTAAAATCTTCAAGTTTATTAGACTTTATTTTTGGTCTTGCTTTTACTTTTTTACTTTTAATTTTTGTCATTCAACTATTTCTTTAACAAAAAAATCTTTGATTAGATTAACATCGATTTCCTGACTTTGAGTTGTTTCTAACCACGGAGCTTCTCCATGCGTTTGATTCATTAACTCTATCGCAGACATATCGCCATATGCATCAACGACTGCATTCAAAATAAGAGCCGCTTCTTGATCGGAGTTTACCTCTTGATAATCTCCTATTTCAGTATCGCTCATCCCGTTACTTGTAGAATCAACTATCTCTCTTGACCCTTTGTATACATCATAAACTTCTTGAACTGCAGGCCCATATCTCCAAGCCAGAATTTTTTCCGGAAATAATACTTTATCATATACAGCTAACGATACGCCTTGAGCATAGTACAATAATTTCATTACTTTTAATTGAGTCAAAGCTTCAACATTATCGTTAGTTTTCATATCTGAATAATTTCGTACTTTGAACCAATTGACAATTTTTAATACATCAATCATCGCATTACTCCATAACTAAATATTTAGAAAGGTCTTGAGTTATAGCAACTACATTATGCCATAGTTTCAACCTTATTTCAACTTATAAATACTTATTTTTGTTTCTAAAAACGCAAATTTTCTTTACAAAAACGAAACTTTTTAGTGTTTTTACGTTTTTTATTTATATTTATACTGTAAAAAAATACAAAAACACCCCCAGCAAAAGCTGAGAGCGTAAAAGTGTTTACTATTTAATTTTAAGTGTTTGCCCAGCATAAATCAAGTTTGGATTAGTTAGACCATTGAGACTAGCAATTGATTGGTAGCTAGTACCGTAACGACTTGCAATGCTTGATAGGTTATCACCTGCTCGCACTGTATAGTAAACTGAACCAGCGCTTGCTGAACCATTGACACGCAATACTTGTCCAGCGTAGATAAGATTTGGATTTGAGATTCCATTCAAGCTAGCTAGTGCTTGGTAGCTTGTCCCAAATTTTGAAGCAATGCTAGAAAGTGTGTCTCCAGAACGTACTGTGTATGTGTTAGTAGCTGGCGCTTGAATTGGCGCAGATGAAACTGAAATAATTTCAACGTCTGCTTTATTAATCCATGAATTAATGCCTGCTAACAACACACGATTGCCAGACACTTGAGCTACGTTGTAAGTGCGACCTTTAACCCAAGTTGGAATAGCTTCACCAGTCGCCCATGCATTGGCACCAAATTTAACCTTAACTTGGTTTCCTACAGCAATATCTGATTTTTGCGTATTATCAGCTTGTTGACCTGGGGAAATTGATGGTGTTTCAGTTTCTGGTTTATTGTTCTTAGTATAACCATTGTCAGTAATGCCAGTCAAATCGACGTTCCCGTCAAGTCCACCAGCAATATATGTTGACGTAAATTGATAAATTGCTACACCGTCCATGCTCGGGAAGACGTTATAATTTGGTGTTGGTGTCACATTGTAGTCTGGATAAGCAGCCATCCAAAGCGAATTAGGGAACTCACGGATGATTTGGTCAACATACACGTTAGCTACTGTGTAAGGCTTGCCACTATAATACATAGGTGTATATCCAGCCGCTTTAATCATGCGCATACCGTGCAGAATAGCGTTGGTATTCGCTTGTTTATCAGCGCTAGCGCCACTTTCATAGTCAAGCGCTACGATTGAGCCTTTAGGTGTTTGAACCTGCGGCAAGAATGTATTTAGCACTTGTTCACCTAAGCTAGCGTTTCCGCCGACTTGATACCAGATGTAAGTGTGAGCACGTTTGCCTTGAGCAATCGCCGAAGCAACTTGTGTCTCATACGTTGATTGACCGTACATACCACCGCCATTAACACCACCGATTTGACAAATAGCAAACTTGTCATGACCATAACCGAAGATGCCGTTAGCGCCTTGGTATCGTGACCAGTCCACACCTTGGTCGCCGACAGCCGCATAAGCTGTTGATTGTAACAATAAGCTAGCTAGCACTGTTACTCCTGCTAAAAGTCGTTTAATTTTCATCGACATCTTCCTCCTTCAAATCAGACAAATTAGTCAGCACACAAACGAGGCCAGATAAAAGAGCGGTTGAAACAACCACTCTCCAATCGACCTGTGAAATTAATGTGCTAGCTCCTATGACGCCAACCGCTGATTGCGCCATAGTTTTCAAAACTTTGACTCCCAACTTTTCAAAATAATTTTTCATTTCTCAACCTCGCTTTCGAGTTTCTCAATGCGTTCATCTACATATTTACAGTGTTCTTCTAATCTATAAGTTCGTTCGATAACGTTGTTGTGCTTCTCAACACGTTTTCTTAATTCATTGATTTGATAGTTAATCAGTTTTGTACTAGTGATAATCCCGCCAAACGTTCCAACCAAGCTGGCTACAAGCGAGAATATACCCGAGAAGAATTCATTTTTCATAATCCACCGCTTCCTAAAACCTATTTTTCGTCTTGCAAGCCTGCGTGTGACAAATCTAAGAGCTCTTGTACTTGTTTACGGAAGCGTTTTGGAACAGCTTCAATTGTAATCCAACCTAGTTCAATTTGCATTGCAAAATAATTAATCATCATTGTTTTTCCTCCTATAATTGTATTTTTAATTTTCTTTAGCAGTTTCATCTGTAGCACCGTCAGTAGTTTCTTCATCAGGGTACACTACGCCAATCAATTCATTAAGTGTAGCAGTCGTTAGTTGAGCTATTTTTTCAGATTTGTCAATGGCCGCTTGCATTTGGTCAATTGTTTCTTGGTATTCAACAGATTTTTCATTAAATTTATTTGCCATCTCATCAACTTTTAGTACGGCTTCTGGCATAGCTTTGTCGGCATATTCAGTTTTGAAATATGCATCACGAGCTAATTCAATAAGTTCATTGTCAGTTTTGCCAGTTTGGTCGCCAATGACACGTTCAGTGAATGTGCCGTAGCTGCCTGACAAAGTAGCTAGTGTGATTTCTGTGTGTGTTACTTTTCCATCAGTGTAAATTGGGTATTTCCCGACAACGTTCCATGCTCTCATTATTCATCACCTCCTTTCAAATCGTCTTTAGGCATTAGTGCAGCTAACTTGTCTTCAAGTTCACTGTTATGCTGATTAGCAATTGTTAATTCAGCACGTAATTGTACTGCTTCATATTGCGCAGTGGCTAGTTTTTGTAGTAATTCATTAATAATTAATTGATTTTTATCCATATTAAACTCCTGAAATTTCTTTTAAAGCATCTCGTATTGCATTCATAGCACCTGATGTTGTTCCACCGTTGAGATAATGTTGAAAACAGTTTCTTAAAGTCCTTATACATTCTCGCACCCAATAACCAGAGCCATCCCCGTTATCTAAACGAACATCACCAGTGATGATGTCTGATTGACGATAATTAATACCGTACGGTTTCAAGACGACATTCCCTGCATAACTTGAAAAAGGGCTGAACGTTTCCATCTTCCAACCTTGTGCACTTGTTTTTGTTTGAGCGTCGTAGTTGTAACTGTGGGTGAAATAAATATTATCTCCAATCACACGTAAAGTATCAGCTTGACTGTGAGCGTTAGAATCAACACCGTTGATTGTTTCAGCCACAATACCAGTAAACCCACCTTGGTCCCACTTTCCGTCATCTAGTGAAGTTTCACGACGATCACCGCCTAAAATAACTCGCGATAAGATTCGGCTAGTTCCACTAACTGTGATACTAGTATTTGAAAATTTAAGTCCCATTGTACTAGCATTTGCTTGAACACGAAAAATACCAGTGTTGTTGTTATTGTAAAAAAGCTTACCAGTATCAAGTTCAAAATTAGTTGCGTTAGATAGTGATTGTAATTTACCACCTTTGATAACGTTCGCTGTAATACCACTTGATACAATTTTGCTTGAATTAATAGAATTAGCAGCTATTTTATCTGTGGTAATCGCACCTACTGCGATATTCGCTGCACTAATTGTTCCTGTTTTGATTTGTGCGCTGGTAATTGTGCCACTTGCAATTTGACTAGCTGTAATGCTACCAGCTTTGATTTTGGCTGCATCTAATGTGCCAGCTGTGATACGGTCGCCATTGATACTGTTCGCTGTCATCTTGTCGGTAGTTACCGCTCCTGCTTTAATGGCATTTGCTGTAATCGCTCCTGTGGCTATCACGTCAGCAGTAATGATTTTACCGTTCAAATGTGCCGTATTAATCGATTGGCTGGCTATCTTGTTGCTTGTGATGGCACCATCAACAATCATGTCACCTTTAACTTTTATCTTGTCAGCAAACAGATTGATAGCATTCTGATTAACAGCAAAATAAGAGCCAATTGCATTAGCAACATCAGTCGTTGACTTGCCAGCCTTCATGACGATTCCGTCTGTATTAATAGTCAAGCTAGCACTCTTGACCGTTGAACTATCCAACGAAGACACACTGGCTTTGATTGCGTCAGTCGTCTGTTTGAATTCAGACTGTGCAGTTGCTAACTTACTGTCATAGTCTTCAGGGTTCGGGCTGTAGTCAGTTGCGATGTTGCCACGTTCCAACTTATACCCGCCAAAGAAAAGATAAGCGTCATTGTTATACCGCTCTAAACGTGGCATTATCCAGCCATCTTTAGTGATTTTGATTTTAATAGCAATGCGTTTGTATTTGTCTGTCAAGTCGAAATTTACAAGATCTTGGGTATTGGCAGAGTCAAAGCTTACAAGTCCTGTTGCCATGGGTTGTTTTGATTTGTGGACTAAATAGAATGTAACATTGTCTGTTTTAGCGCTACTTTTGACATATCCACTAAACACATACTCTTCACCAGTTTTCACCTCGAAATACTGCGAGAGCCCACCCCACATTGAATTTTTTTTAAATATCTTAACGCCCTGATAATCTTCAGTATAGAGACTACTGTTATTATTAACCCAGCTCGTACCGCTAAAATCACGACTACCTTTAAATAAGTTAACTGCGCCAACGCTTTTCGGTATTTTCCCCTCAACCGCAGACACCGCACTTGTAATCTGGCCAGGTACTGCTTCAACTTTCGTCTTCAAACTGCTAATATTGCCATTCGCTGTTTGCAGATTGCTTTGCAAGTTAGCTACTGCTTTATCATTGCTCGCTTGATAGTTAGCAAGATTGGTTTTAGTCGTATTGGCTGTTGTGGTCGTTGCTGTTAAGTCATTACGAATGCCAGTCACATCGCTAGTATATGTTGACTTAGCAACGTAGTCCTTAGCAATCGCTGTACGTTCAGCAGTCAATTGCCGTGCTGTTTCAGTCTTAGCGCTCTCAAAGTATTGGTTAGCCCGTGTTGATTCACCGCTCTTGTACGTTTCAAGTGATTCAATACGTGTCTTAAAGCCTTCCGCCGTTTGGTCTGCGGTTGCCTTGTTGGCTGTCACTGTGCCATCTAAGGCTTGTACAGTCGTTTGCAAGCTTGCGTAGTTTTGGTCTGCGGTTTGCTTATATTCAGAAACCTTTTGCTCGAGGTCGGCTTCGTTTGGACTGTAATCGGTCGCGATGTTCCCACGTTCCAACTTATTGCAAGCATAATAAACAAATTTTCCATCTTCGCTGTTTGATGTTTGTTCGAAACCAACCCAGTTCAACTTAGAGGAATCAGACAACATTTTTTGAGTAACGGTGAATGTCTTCGTAAATCGCTGCCATTCTTGTGTAATAAGCTTTTCACCCGTCATATCTTCGGCGTTGCTTTGACCGCTATATCTAAAGAATAGCCGTGCTTTTATTGGTGTTTCTTGGTCGGTTCTTACGTAGACTGAATATGTAAATTCGTCGCCAACTTTTACGCTATTTCTGTCGATTAGATGTTTACCCCAATTCGAGCGCAAACTAGCCCAAGCAGAGCGTGTCTTGTACACGATTGAGCCATTTAATGTTTCATCTGTCTTGATAGCACCAACATTTTGATAGTAATCGTTTGGAGCTTTCCATGGGTCGCCCGAATAAAGCAAAAGATTCGTGCCACCGATTTTTAAATTATCAAACTTCGCAGTTAACCCATTCAAACCAGTTTCCAACGTTGCTGTTTTCTGACTAGCACTGTTAGCTGTTGTCTGTACTTGTGATAATGTTGTTTTAGTTCCTGACAAATCATCTTCGACCGTTTTAGTGCGAGTTGTAACAGCAGTTAAATCTTTCTGCACGCTTGACATCGTAGTCTTAAGACCACTTACGCTGTCCTCTACCGTTTTAGTTCGACTGGTTAGACTAGCAATCGTCTTACCATCGTTTGAAACAGTTTGTGTTAACTCACTAAGATTAGTTTTAGTTCCTGTCAAGCCATCTTCAACAGTCTTAGTTCGCTTAGTCAGATTCGTTAAATCAGTTTTAGCTGTTGATACACTTGTTTGCAGTTCGCTAATTGACGTTTTAGCGCTAGTTAAACTAGTTTCAACCGTCTTAGTACGGTTCGACACACTTGTGATGTCTTTGCCATTTTGAGTAACTGTTTTACTTAATTCGCTGACTGTTGTCTTAGTGCCGTTGGCAGTAGTCTCAACATTTTCTACTCGTGTAGTTAACGTCTCTTGCGCTTTTGCTTGATCCGTTAACTGACTAGCTTGTGTCTGTAACTCTTTAGCTTGATTGGCTAATGTCGTGCCTTGTGTCTGCAACGCTTTAGCTGTGTTAGACAAACTTGTATTGAGATTTGATACATCACTCTGCAAATTCGTAGCTTTTGTGTCAACCGCGCTAACAGCGTTTTGCAAGTCTGTTTTTGCTTTAGACAAATCATTAGCTACTGCGGTAAGTTGCTGTTTGGCTTCGCTTGCTGACGTCTTAGCAGCATTTGCAGTTGACGTTGTGGTAGTTAAATCAGTTTTGACTTTGGCTAAGTCAGATTTTAAACTGTTGGCAGCTGTATTCGCTTGTTCTGCGACTTCTGCTGTTGCCTGGTTGATTTCATCAGCGTATTCTTTGGCGTTGCTTTCAGCTTGCGTTTTGGCTGTTTCAATCTGCGTTTCGATTTCCGCTTTTGAGTTAGCCAATTCCTCGGCAATTTTGTTTTCAAATTCCTCACGGTTTGGTACGTCTTTTAGGTCTTCGGCGATTTCAGCGCGAAAGGCATCGACGTCAAAGTTTGCACCAACAGCGGCTGGTTTCGTCGTGGTAACTGTGCCGTCTGTATAAGTGATTTCATCATATGCCCATAAATACTTGCCGTCTTCTGTCGGTGCTGGTGGTTTATCAGACCATTCTGCTCCTTCGATTGTCACGCCGTCCGATTGGTCACTTGATGTGAAATAGCGGTCGATAGATTCAACACCTACACCGTCATCGCTGTTTGAAAAGGTCATGTAGTCGCGTACAACTTCATTGCCATTAACGTAAGCAATGACCGTGACAGCCATTGTGTTCGTGACCTGTTCAGCCTTAACCGTTAGTTTGTCACCAGTTCCAACAACCTTATTATCAACGACCCACTTCCATGTTGCCGCTATGTCTTTGCTGTATTTCTCAAGACGTGCGGTGATTGTGCTTGTACCTTGACCGTTTTTAAAATTGTAGCCATTATCAGTTGATAGACGGACGATGTAAGGCGCTGCCTCTTCTGCTAGTGCTTCAACCTGTTTTAATAAGCTGTCTGCAATCTGACTGTATTTGCGTTCAAAGTTGATAAATGTTGAGTTTGTCACTTTGCCTGTCAAGATGTCATCTTCAAGTTCAGAAACCCGAGCCTGCACATATAACGCTGGTTCAAAGTGAATATCATCAATCAATGTTTGCGTGTCGCCGATACCAGCTTCTATAGCACCTTCAACTTCGTAGGTGATTTCTGGCACAGATATTTTTTGGATTTCTCCATACATATAACCCCAAAGAGCTTCTTTGGTCTCATATTGTGTTTCACCTAAATCTTTAACAATCCAGTTGTCATTTGAGCCTTTGCCAACAGATGGAAAGCGGTCACGAGATTGTGGCGCATAGACTGTCATACCACTTGAGTAATAGAGTAGCTCTTTATTGTTGTCGTAAATTGTTTTATTAAGACCGTCAATAGTTAAGCCGTCTTTACCAGTTGCTCGAACTGCTGTTCTTAACTCTTTGATATTATCGCTGTAGTTGATGACTTTAAGCTCTTTGCCAACTCTTACAGGTTGACTGACCTTATTTGTGCCAAGATTACCTTTTTTATAGATATTCAACACTTGACGTTTAAGTGAATAATCGTCATTGAGTTCAACGTTGAAATCAAGTTCTGCGCCAAAACTGTTCGCAACAGAAAAAAGACGTGCAAGAATCGTGTCTGTGCCCGTCCATTCCAATTTGATTCGCTTGTCAGATACTTCGTTAACGCCGATTGTTAAAGCGTGTTCTGGGTCGTAATAAGCCACATATTCAGCAATTGACATAGCATTCGCTGGTTTATGTTCGCCACGAGTTTCATTATTCAATTCAAGGCCAAGCGAATAAGCGGTCAATTCGACTTCAAAACCTTTCTTTTCAAAGCTCATGACATTAAGCCAGTAGTCACGATTCTTATAGCGAAAAGCTAGCTTACAGCCAGAACGAATACTGTCAATATCTTTTGAATTGTACTTAATCGTTAAAATACTTGCTGAACCTGCTAAGAAGCGGTGCAAATTAGCACTCTTATATTTAATTCCTGCTTTATTATCAAAAAAAGCCACATTATGGCTGTCTGTTGAATCACGAATTGCAATACGTACATTATTCTTGCTCAAATGTAAACCTCCTGTATTGTTGCTGTGGCACTTGCCACTTCGGCAAAACTAGAAACTAATAACCGCACTTTTGTCTTCCCAGGTGGAACTTTGAAATAAGTCGTACCAAGAATTTCGTCATCTAAACGAATTTGATTATTGACTTTGATTTGCCCTTTTTCGCCGTCAATAGCAATCGTTGAACCGCTTGGATAGCGATTAGGAACGTCTTTCCAATAATCAACATGCAATTCTTGAAAAAGAAAATCGTTTAAATAGTGATGTGTCACTTTTCTGTCGGTCGTGTTTCGTCCTGCATACTGTCCGACGAAAAACTGAATTTTCTTCGCTTTGACATTTGCTAAACGAGAATCATAGTACGGATAATAGCCACCGTACCAGAAGAACTGCACACGGTCTTTCTCTTTTACTAAGTCGAACATATTCGAGTTCTTAGCACGTCCCTCTGAACCGTATGGGTTAGGTGGCAACCAATACGATGGCGTGAATGGAATTGTCTTAACCGTACGGCTACCACCTGAACCGTCACCCATTAAGAAGCGAATATTAGCAGTATTACCAACTGTGTCGTCTTTCTCAATTGCCATGCCAGCTATGAGATGATTACCTTCATCTAGTACAGACAGACACCAGGCGCCAGTTTGCCCCATCAATCCAGTTTCAAACCAAGCTCTAGCCCAAATATACCATTGAGAAATAGGATTGGTTAGTGTGTATTCTTTAACCGCTCCATACTGCAGGGCACCAGATGTTCCGCTCGTTCTGAAGGAACTCGGCAATAAACCAAGACGGCCGTTGAACGCTGCATCTGACGTCATTTGAGTTGTTACGATTTTTCTTTGATTTTCGTAACAAACAGTACCGTCTGCCCAATTGGCAAAATCGCCTTTTTGGTTACTTAAAACGGTCACGTTTTTTCGTGCGGTGTAACCATCTGCTTCGTCAACTTTCCCAAATTGCATAGCACCATACTCGCTAACAATGCCAACGAAACCAGATTCTTTCTTGAGCTTAATTTCGTAATTGACATATGCGTCTTCACTACCGTCGTTGACGATTTCAGTTTCCCAAATGCCGTCAGAATTCTTAGCAAATTCAAACTCTCGTGCTGTTTTTGAATGTGCTAAGCCATCTGCGATAATAAAGTTAATTGTGCCTTTTCCAGCGTTTCGTGTTATCTTATCGTAGTCTAAATCTCCACTTGGAATAGCCTGAAACGTTAAATTCGGCAGACTACTGAAACGGAGTTCTTTAGGTTTTTTGACTTTTAAAATGCGCTGTAGCTGATTATAGTCTTCGACTGAGCCAGTGCACGTATAAAACGGCACAGGTATTGTCTTTGTGCCAAAACGCGTATAATTGAATTCCGAACCACTCAGAATTTCATTTTCTGAAAACTGCGGGTCGAAATCGGCACCTTGCCACAGATGAAAATCGGAAGCTACTGTAATGTATTGTGTCAATTCTTTTTCGTCAAAAAATACTTTTTCTATTTTTACCACCCCTTTCCATAGATTGCGTTTTTAATGGAGTTCTGACGCTCTTGTTCACTAGTTACTGACTTAGCAACCGAACGCCCAACGCGTTCAGTATCCATGTAGTTTTCAATAATTATTTGTCTTGCAGCCAGCTTATCTAAGCTGTCTGTGTTTTCCGCTACGAGTTCGATAAGCTTATTAAGAGCTTGATTAATGTTGCTATTATCGCTGTGGTCGGTTAAAACGGCCACGTCACTTTGTGACTGCAAATTACCGATTCTTCGTGCGACATCTGCAACACGAGTATTTTCAAATCCAATTCCGTTCGCATAGCGAGGAAACAGTTGTTTTGTTTTGTTGGCAGGTAGGACTTTTGAACCTCGAGGGAGCGGCAGCATAACGTTACGGTCTTTCGGAATGAAGCTAGTTCCGTCAGGCAAAGTGACCAATTCGCGATAAGTGCCGCCCTTTTGGTCGTTTACAAGCGCTAATCCACCTGGGTGGAAGTTAGTACCTTTTTCATTTTTTGTGTGGTTCGTTCTGATATTAACGACTTTGTCGTGCAGAGAATCTATCCAGCCTTTGATCCCTGAAATAATGCCAGAGGCGCGGTCTACAGCACTGATGTGTACTGTTTTACCATGAACGCTAGCAATTTTTGCTTTGGCGCTTCCTGTTGGTCCGCCTGTTAAGTCGGATGCTAAGATACCGGGTACTGATTTCTGATTAACGTTGTTTATTTTACCTTGGGCAGAACCCGTAGCCCCGCCTGTTAAGTCGGATGCTAAGATTCCAGGGACTGATTTCTGGTTAACGTTATTGATTTTACTTTGGGCAGAACCAGTGGCGCCACCTGTGCTATCAGTAGCTGTCAAATTAGTGTCTTTGGCATCAGGCACAGTCAAAAGCATATTGATTGCTGCGCTGACGGCGTCAGACGTTTGGTTATGCGCTATCAAATCTTTTTGATCTGGTGTTGCATTATTCCACTTGTCAAGCATTTCTTTAGCTGTTCCTGCGTTCGAAGTGAATTTTTCATTTTCACACAAAAGTTCTTTAACGTTTGTCGGCATACCGTTCCAAATATCGAGCTGGTCTTTAGATTGGTAAATAGCTAACAAACCTTTGTCGTTTTGAAACAACAATTCTTTTTGCTCAGGTGTCGTATTGTCCCATTCGCCTAATCTTTGCAAAGCGTCTGCAACTTCTACGCGAGCGTTGGAATTTATATTGGCATTCTTGAGAATGAATTCCATGTTGTTCCAACCGTTTTCAGCAGTCAAAGCTTTTGCTACTTCTTGCACTGCATTCGTTTTAAGTTCACCAGTTAACAAATCGAGCGTCAAAGAATTCCATTCGTCGGTAGCGGTTCTTGCATCTGATGACATATCGGCAGCATATGTACCAATCATCGATGTATTTTGACCTATTTTATTAGCAGACTCCAAAGCTTGGTTCGACAAATCTTCAAAGCTCATGCCATAATCTGCCAAGACTTTTCGAACCTTTTCAGCGTACACACCAAACTGGCCACTTTGAGCATCTTGTTCTTGTGCTACTTTAATTAGTGCTTTACCGAATTCAGACATCGTCGCATTGTGTTGTGCCTTGAGCGTAGCCATTTTCGTGTTGTATTCCTCTTGATCCATAAGACCGAGTTTTAGTGATTCTTTCAAATCGCTCCGCTGTTGTTTATACGATTTTTGTTCTTCTTTCATCGCAGCTTTCAAAGCCGAAGATTGGTCTTTGAGCTGTGCCATCGTCATGTTTTTAACGTCACCGTTAAAGACTCTGAGGATAGCTTTTTCTTTATCTTTACCAAGGCCCAATTCCTGAATACGAGCTTTGCAAAGTTCTCTCATATTGTTTTCAACAATCGTCTTTTCGGTAGCGGTCAATTTGCTGACGTCGCCATTGTGTTTCTCGTAAATTGACGTGATTTGGTCTGCCATCGCTTGCGAATTCGAAACAATCTGGTCTTGTTTAGCTTTCGCTGCGGCTACCTGCTCATCGGTAAAACCGTATTTTTGAGCGAGCTCATCTATTCGAGTTTTGGTGTCACTGGCACCATCTGTGATTTGTTTCATCATATCGCTTACAGCCGTCTTGACATTATCGGCAGACTGCACTGCGCCGGTTTCAAAGTTGGTCATAGCAATCTGAGCGTTAGTCACTGCAGTTCCGAATTGGTCAAGCGCACCTTTGGTTTCGCCAGAAAGCGTTGTTCCGTATTTTTGAGCTTCCTCACGAGCGTGCTGTTTAGCATTAGCTAATACAACCAAACCACCAGCGAGTGCTGCCGCCCCGCCGACGACAAGTCCCAGTGGATTGGATAGCAATCCTACTGCACCACCGAAGTTAGATGCGGCACCTGCCGCTCCACCTGCTGCACTTCCAACACCAGTTAAGCCAGAAGCCATTGGTGCGAGCTTGCCGACAAGTTTTCCAATTCCACTATTGACTGAACCGAAGACTTTAAACATGCTGCCGAGACCAGTTGTTAGTTTTCCTAAAATCGAAAGCACTGGACCAGCAGCTGCTGAAATAGCTAGCCACTTCATAATGTGCTGTTGTTGAGCTGGACTTAGTTCGTTGAATTTCTTGGCCATGTCAGACAACGTCTGAATGAGTGGCTTAGATGCCTCGAGACCATTTTTTAACGCATCTACGAACGGACCACCGAAGTCGATAGCCATATCGACCACTTGGTTTTTTAACATTCTAAGTTTTGATTCAGTTGTTTCGTAACGTGTGCTTGCTTCGTTAGTAAGCGCCGTATTTTCACTCCATGCCCGATTTGACAGATCAACCGCACCTGTCATTGTATCTGCGGCAAGTGCTAATGATTTAAGCATGTTAGACTGACGAACACCAGAAAGTTGCATGTCGTCCAACACCATAGTGGCACTCTCGCCTTTTTCGTCAAGTTTTCCAAGACCTCGAATGAAATCTTGGATAGCTTCGATTGGATGATTTTTCCATTTATCAGCGAATTCTTGTGCGGATTCGCCAGCGACTGTTGCAAATTTTTGCAAGTCTTCGCCGCCAGCAGCTACCGCAGATTCGATAGCTGATAGGGTTTGGGTCATTGCAGTCCCCCCAGCTTCTGCTTCAATACCGACAGAAGACATCGCTGTCGCAAGACCTAGAATTTCTTGGTTAGTCAAACCTGCCAATGTTCCAGAAGCCGCTAAACGGTTAGCCATGCTGACAATGTCTGATTCAGTGGTAGCGAAGTTATTACCCAAAGCTACTACTGAACTACCAAAACGTTGGTACTCATCTGATGTTAAACCAGTAATATTTGCAATTTTAGCAATTGCTGATGCCGCGTCTTCAGCTGACAAGTTAGTTGACTCGCCCATATCAATCATGGTTTTGGTAAAGCTAACAACGTCTTGTGACTTGATGCCTAACTGACCAGCTGCTTCAGCCACCCCTGCAATTTCTTCGTGACTAGCTGGCAATTGCGCTGTTAAACCACGCAAACCGCTTTCCAAATCCGCATATGAGTAAACCACATTACCGTTCGAATCAACGACTTCATCGTTGGTCTTTTTAACACCAGCAAACGCACTTTCCCAGGACATGGCAGATTTAACGACGGCTCCAACTCCTGCTACAATTGGCGCTGTCACACCAACCGTCATGGTATTCCCAAGCCCTGTCATCTTACCGCCGACGCTTTGAAGCGTGTTACCAAAATTGGTCATTGCCGAGCCCATTCGAGTAAACACACTCATTTCAGTAGCTAAGCCTTGTAAACGTCCTTGTAACTCGCTTACTTTAGCTGCGGTATCCATCATCGCTGTATGTGCGCCAATCAGAGCGTCTTTTTGAGCTGCTGTCGCTGTCGAGAAATCACCTATTTCAGCCTTCAAAGCATTATATTTTTGGGATTGCTGTACTAATAGCGATTGGTAGCCTTTTAAAGCTTGTCCTGTTTCGTTATAGACGGCACGCAAACCTTTGATTTTACTTCCTTGACCGCTAATAGATTTTTCAACGGCTTTCAAAGAGCTGTCGATGCCACGCATGTAAGTTTTCAATTGTTTTGTGTTGGTTTGAAACGGCGCTATGTCAAGCGTCGCAGTGGCTACCAATTTACCTATATTTCCCATTTATCCTCCTTTCTAACCGAACAAGAAAGGAAAAGCCTTATCTAACGTTGTCTCAGTTTCTTCTGCTACTGTTTCTTGTTCTAATGCTTCTACCATTAATTCAAAATCTGACAGTTGCATTTTTTTAATATCAAGAATCGTGTAGCCGCTATTCAAAAGCGATTGAATCATTTTTAACAAGTTAGACTTGGCTTGCTCTGGTGTTATTCCTTTTTTTCGGCATCTTCCTCTTCGTTGTTTTTGCCGCGACCCAAAGCGTCAACATAAAGCTTGTCAAGTACGTTCAATGTCTCAACATCTGCAGTTTTTAAATCAACAACAGTGAATTGCTTGCCATACATATCAACGAACATTTGAAGGTACGCTTCGTTAAGTTTTCGTGTTTGTTTCGAATCGAAAGCAGCTTTATCATTTGAAATAAAAGCGTTTTGACGTGCGTTGTGGTCAACAGCTAAAAGGTTATCTTCAACATTGATGTATTCTTTTGCGTATTCTTTGGTAACGCCACCTTTTTTCAATTTAATTTCGTACATAATTTTTCCTCACATAAAAATAAAAGGCCGCAAAATGCGGCCAGTTGATTATCCCGCAGTTGGAAATACCATTTTTTTGAACGCTGTTAGGTCAAAGCCGTCTGCATCTTCACGACCAATCAAGAGAACTGTGCCATCTTCGCCACCACGCGCTACGAAGCTACCTTCAATTGAGTCAGCTTTAGGGTCTGGCGCACCATCAACAGTAGATGCTTCAAAGCCAGGAAGATTGAATTTACCTTTCAAGAGGCCAACCCATACATAATTGCCATCGTCCATTTTAGTGCGGAATAAAATTGCAATATCGTTCGGTGTAAGGTCTTTGGTATATTTTTCAACACCGTTTTCAACAGTAATGCCAAAGAAGTCTTTGCGTGCATCAGATGTCAAGTCGTATGTTTCAATTGTTAATTTAGCTTCTGTAATACCACCAGAAACGACAACGTATGGTCCGTCATCAGCTGAAAGTGTTTTTAGTTCGTTTGTTAGCTCAAGTTTTGCGCTTGTAAGTCCTGGAAGTCGTTTGCTTTGTGTAACTTTTTCAGCATTATTCAAAACGCCATATTCACAACCACTAAGACCAAATTTTACTTTACCCATGTATTAATTCCTTCTTTCTTTTAATTACCCCAATCAAAAAAACGATATTTTCTTACGTTCATCAGTAAGCCAATATCGTTATCTTTATACCGAGGCGTTTCGTTAGCTGTATACCATTCAAAACCCGCTTCGGTTAGAATGGCATCGATGCGTTTTACAATTGCTTCTGATTGCGCAGCCGTTTGACACCAAAAATTGATGACAATACGCTGTTCCGTGCCAATATAGCCATCGTCAGCATATGCATTTGGCGCATCGTAAATCGTGTTAATTCGCAGAAATGGAGCTAGTTCTTTTTTCTTCATGTTGGTGGGTTTCTCTGGAATGTCATAAGTGAAAATTCCTTGTTTAAAACCGCCCCCAAACTTCCCTCCACGATAGCTGTCAAACAGCTCATTCAATTGAACATCGTTACTTAATAGCCTGTAAGCCGTCGTTTCGGCGATCATAAGTCTAAGCCCTCCTTCACTTTTTCTGCAAAAATTTCCTTAGCAACAGGGGTCATTTGATTGATTGTTTTTTCTTCAAATTCTTGACCTCGTTGATAAATCGTTCCTGAATCAGGATACTTCGCACGCCACCCAGTAGCACTACCATAACCAATTTCTTTCGAAACGATACCTTCGCTGGCTCCTTTAAAACCACTGACTGCCGTGTCATCTCTCAACTCACCGCTTTCAACTGGTGTGTTGGTTTTCAATTGTTCTTCAAATTTATCAGCAACTTCAGTTACCGCTGCTCTCGCTGTTTTAGGTGCTTTAACCTGCAATTTCGTAAGATTAGATAAGATTTCATCGAGTCCAGATGTCATTCGACACGCACCCCGCTTATCATAATCATTTCCTTGTTGGCGTAATCAACTTCCATTTTTTCAATCTTATATTCAAGCCCGTTAAAATCAACGAACATTGAATTGTCAAAAGGTGGTTTAGGCATATAGCGAATTAAAAAGACTTTCGTGTCGCTCGTTTTAGTCAACACTGCATTATCTGCTTGTTTGCCTGTCGTATTCTCACGAAAATCTTTAACAGTCGTCTTAGACACTTCAGCCCAACAGCTCATTATGTCTGTTCTGACATTATCTAAAACCTCACCATCTTCGTTTTGCCCGCCTTCTCTTTTAAAAATGGTGATACGCACATTCATCTTACGTGTCAACATTGCCATCACCTCGCAAACGTAATTGGTGAACGATGTTTAACACACCATTCGCCAGCGGGTAACGATTGCTATCGGCAGTTACGCCTCTATGCTCATAATCTTCTTTAACTTGTTTCTTAACAGCAAGGTCGAATTTTTTGTAACCCGCAAAATCTTCTGGTGTTGAACCAGCTTCAATCGCAAAGCAAATCTGTTCTTGCGCAGCTTCGATCATTTCTTCCAAAATGCTATCTTCAAAGTCAAAGTCAATCTTGCAATAGAGCTTAACTGCTTCCAGTAATTCTTGTGAGACTGCCATTTAGCTACCTCCTTAAGAATTTACTAAGTTCAATAATTCAGCTTTAGTCATACTACTTGTATAGCTAATACCTTTAGTATCTAAGTAAGCTTTAATCTCTGTAATTGTGTTCGCCTCAGTCGGAACGCTTACGATTTCCGCATCAGCCTTCGCTGGGTGTAAATGTTACGAAGTAGCCAGCTTTCGCATCAACTTTCTTAACGCCAAAACGAAGAACAGCTTGCAAGTATTGACCGTAGATTTCGTTATCTGCCCAACGAAGTCCAAGATCTTTGCGGTCTGCGAACAAGACACCACGTTTAAAATCACCAACAAACGCTTTCGCTTCTCCGGACGCGCCAAGAACTTCATCAGAGAGAACGAATACTGGTTTACCAAGCAAAACTTTGCCAGTTACTGCTGTGATTGAGTCTTGTAATAGATAACGTCCGTTCCCGTCTTTAAGAGTGTCAAGAATTTGGTAGAAGCTTTGTGAAACCACGAATGCCACGTCATAAGCAGGGTCAAGGTCGATATTGAGAATTTTCTTAATGTCATCAACGTTTGCTACTGTTTTTGCTGTAAATGATTTAAGTACGTCGGCAATAGCTGCATTAGTTGTGTTGACTTTAATTTGACCGACTGTTTCAGCAACAATGCTAATCAAATCAACATCTGCATCGTCAACAGATTCTTGTGAAACTGGAATAGCTCCACGATATGTTTCAACAGACCAATCAACTTGTTCGAATTCTGGTTTAGCGAGTTTTGGGTTTTTCTCCAATTCAGCAACGCTAACCATTTTTGATGTCGCTTTTTTCAAAATTGGATATTTACCAGAAGCTTTTTTAGCTGGATAAATTGTTGTGAATGGTTTCAAATCAACAGTAGTCTTAATTTCACGGATTGGAGTCGTAACAAGCTCTTCGCTAGTAATTTTAGTCGTATCTGCTTTCTTAACACCGTCAGTTGTTGGTGCTACTGGTGTAACTTCGTTCATTGCGATAAGCACTTCATCTTTACCGTCGAAGCGAAGTCCTTCATTTACAACAGCGCCTTTTGAATGCAAAAATGCGTTAACTTTATCACGATAATTCATATCTTCTCCTTTTACTTCGTGACCTTTTTTGTTTTCTGCCCCACCTGAATTTTTAGTAGCTTCAAAAAGTTCAAGATCAGCTTTAGCTGTTTTTAATTCTTCTTTAGCAGTGTCAATTTCGTTTTTGATTGTACGAGCTTTTTCAAGGTCATCAGCTTCAAGAGCGTTTTTAACCTGCGCTGTTTTATCAGCGATAGTAGTTGAAAGCGAGTTGATAGATGCTTTTAATTCTTTGATTTTTTCATCAAACATATAGTTTTTCTCCTTTTTTGTGCAAAATAAAAAGGACTTAAAGTCCTTGTAAAATTTCTTCTTTTTCGATTTCACGTTTCATAGCTTCAATTTCCTGTTTTCGCTTGTTGCCATGATTTGCAAAATAGTCGTCAATAACCGCTTGTGGTAACAGTCCATTGCCAATACTTGCAACTGCCTGCTGTTCGTCAAAAGTCATTACTTCGTCAGCAAAACCTTTTTCAACAGCTTCGTCAGCACTCATATACGTTTCATTTTTCATGAGTTCAAGCAATTCATCTTCGCTTAAACCAGTTTTAGCCTTGTAAGCATTAATAATGCCTTTATCGCTAGCTTTCAAAGCGTTTGCTGCTGATTCAAGGTCGTCACTATTACCAGCTACAGAAGTCAATAGCGCTTTGTGAATCATGATTTGAGCTGTTGGACTGATAACGACTTTGTCAGCGCCCATAATTGCGACGCTACAAGCACTTGCAGCCATTCCAGTTACTTCAACTGTGACGTGCCCAGAATAGTTTTTCAGCGTTGTGTAAATATCACTGCCTACTGTCACCAAACCTCCGTTTGAATTGACTTCAATTACTACGTCTGAACCATCTTCTGGAAGAGCTTCAGCAATCGATTTAGCGCTGATCGCTTCCATTCCATAATAGTCGTAAACTTCTTGGCTATTATTCGGAATCAGCGGGCCCCTCATCTGAATTCGTTTCGGCATTAGTCTCACCTCCTTTCAATGATTGATATTCTTCTTTCTTGTCCAAGAAAACGTAATTAAGGCTTGTTTGATACCTATCCATATCTGGATTATCAGACGGCTGTTTGCCAAGCTCGATAAGTCCTTGGTTTGGTGTCAACAATGTATTATTGACAAGTTTAACAATCTCATCAACATTTCGACCTGTTACACTACGTGTGTCAAACTCAAGTCGGCATTTCCGCCTATCTCTTGGACTAAAGATTTTAAGTCCTAATTCGCTCGTTATCGCGTCAAAATAGAACGGCAAGTCATTTGTAACGTAATCTTCTGTAAGTTGCGCTACGGACTGATTAGGGCTGTTTACGCCCAATTTATAACTAGGTATACGCAAGGCTTTAGCGATTTGAGCTGTTGAAAAATTGTTACTTGTAATCAATTGCAAGACATTAGTATCAATTTCGAGTGGCTCGTAGGACATTGTCTTATCGAATACTAGTGGACTGCCACCTTTCGCTCCTTCTCGCATTTTCTCGAATTCTTCACGAGCCTTTTTGCGAGCTTCACCACTCAACATAGCGCCTTCCATTTTTAAAATACCGCTTGAAAAACCGTCTTTAAAGAATTTTAAAAGCGTACTTGTTCCGCTGTTTTGCAAACTAATTTCATCACCCAAAGACAGCAACGGAGAACGCCCTAAGATTGTGTCATGGCTAAAGAATTTCCAATGAATGACATCATCAGCTCCACAAGCAACCTCTTTGCCTGTCAAACTGTCAACGAAAGTATAGATAAGTTCATGGCTATCTAATTCTTCTACACGAGTTTCAGATGGTTTATAAAACTGAAATTGCAACGCTTTGCCAGTCCGTGGGTCTCTCAAAATACGAGAATAAGCATTACCTGTCAAAATAGTATTGACTGCCATTGCAAATTTCCACGTTCGAGCCGAAGCATTGCCAGTCGATTTTACATTCAACAGATAATTGATGTCCTCGTCTTGAATGATGTCACCGTTAACATTTTTCTTAATCAAAGGGAACCTAGCAATATCACCAGCAATAATTGAAGTCGCTGTCAGCACATCGCTGTTTCTAAGAGCTGAAATACCAACATACTTTGCGCTATCATTGCCAGACACTACCGAAGCGACATAATCGTCATAAGAGAGTTTGGAATCTCCTAACGACTGAAAAAAGCTCATTGTCTCACCTCCTTTCTAGCGCATGGTTTTGTCAATATATAAACCTAAAAATGTACACATCAAACCCAAACACATAAAGCCAGCTGTTAAATCCAATCTAAAAAATGAATAATCAATCAAGCCAAAGCCCGTTAGTAGTAGTAATGTATGAATGTTATTTTTAAGAAATTTCAAAACAGACCTCCACTTTCAAAGATTTTCTCATCAGTCCAATAGCCAGCACCGTCAAATGCTTCGAGATAACAAGCCGCATATGCGTCTAAAAGTGCATCGAGCGGGTCAATTTTATTGCTGTTTTTATTCTTATCAATACGCATACCGTTGTTATCAACTCGTGTATAAGCATTATTAACAGCCATTGTAAGTAACTTATTGCCCGAATGTTTTATTTTCCCAGTTTTGACGTCATCTCTAAACTGTTTTGTCGGCATATTCAAAACCATAGTCGTTTGTGGGATTTGGACTTGTGTCCACTCTGGGTGTCGTTTCTCAATCATGGTTAGCAAAGCTCCATATTGATAAGGGTCGAAGTAAATTCCTTGAACTTCCCAATCGTTTTCAATAACCATTTCTTCGAGTTTTTCCATAACTCGCTCATTATCAATGACACCAGATTCGAGTGTGGTAATTTCACATTCGCCCATGCGCTCTAAATTCGTATAAGAAACGCCGTCTCGCTTTTCTTTCGCTATCAGTCCATACTTAGTAGCGATAAAAGAAAAACTATCAGCAAACCAATAATCATCCATCATCGTCATTGTGCTGATTGAAAACAAGTCACTTGAATGTCCAACGTCTACCCCTATCCAGACGCGTCTGCCAGTCGTATCTGGCTTATCAATAAGTGCATCTTCCCACGTTTGTTTATCCATATAAGAGGCTTCGCTAGATTGACGCCACATGTTGAAATTTTTAACCAAAACTTTGTTAATTTCACCCGTTTCAAGCGAAGTTTTACGCCTTTTTCGCAAATAATCCATGATTTTTTCATACAACGCTGGCACTTCCAAAATAGGATTTGACTTAATCCAATTGCTTTCGTCAGCAATTTCTTTCTCGTCATCTTGTTCGGAAATGAACGCAAAATACGAATCATCGACTGTTTTCTTATCTAAAATCTTAGTAGCGTACTTATATTCAATGGTGTACATTGGTACATTTAAATCTAGACCAGCTGTCGAAATAATTAAAATCAATGGATTATCAAGCTGACCTTGCCCAGATTCCAAAAGTTCAATCATTTCATTGGTTTTGCTTGCGGCGTACTCATCTAGCACGCCAACATATGGTTCAAAACCATCGACTGCACCAGTGTCGCGGCTTAATGCTCTAATATAAGATTCATCACGCTTGTTTGTTAACTCATCGCGAACAATTTTAGTTGCTTTGAAGATGTCCTTATCCTTAGTCCTAAGAGCTTCTAACTGCTTCTTAGCCATTGTCCAAGCAATTCTTGCCTGCGTGCGGTCGTTAGCCGTACAGAATAACTGACGACTTAATGCAGGGTTCTTGCCAAATAAAAACTCATATAGCAAAATACCAGCGATTAAAATGGTCTTCCCATTCTTACGAGCAACTGAAACCATAGCTTTGCGAAATCGTCTGACAGAATGGTCTTTTTTCTTTCGCCAGCCATATAAGCTGGAGATGATGAATTTTTGAAATCTAGCCAACGGATAAGTTTTGCCTGTTTTAACATCTGGCAAGATTTCTAGAAAGTCGATAGTGTTTTGGGCTTTCTCTGGGAAATAATCAAATTCAAAATTAGAATTGCTGATGTTTTTTAAATCATCCAAATGTCTTTGACAAGCTTTGATAACTTTCTGACAAGCTTTAACATTGCCTTCGACCACATCGAGTGCATAATAAAAAGCAGTATCTCTATACTGCTCAGGAATTTCTGCATAATCGTAAGCTATTTTGATTACCTCCT